CAAGAATAACGATGATTCCCCAATCGGTGACTGCCCAGAAGAAAATCAAGAATGTGAACCATTTTTGTGTTGCCAAGAAAAATACTGGGAATATAGTATCATAAATTAAAGTCATGGACAATCAAGATTCCAATATACTTGGTCACATTTATGGCATTAAAAATACTGTAAATGGTTTTTGGTATATTGGTCAAACAAGAAATATTGTCGATAGAAAATATAGGCATTTTTTACATTTAAAACAAAATAAACATTATAATAAGCATCTTCAAGGCGCATATAACAAATATGGAAAGCAATGTTTTGAGTTTTTTATTTTAGAAGAAACTAATATAGATATGCTTGATTTGCGAGAGAAAAGTTGGATAAATTATTACAAATCTAATGATAGAAAATTTGGATATAATAAAATGTCTGGTGGGGGATCAATTGGATTTCACTCTAAAGAAACTAAAGAAAAACAAAGTCAATCCCAAAAAAAACGAATACTTGAACGTCCAGAAACAAAAGGCGGTCATAAAAAAGGGATTCCATTAAGCGAAAACCATAAAGCAATTTTGTCTTTGGCTGCTAAAAAAAGATGGTCTTCAAAAGAAGAACGAGAAAAACAATCTAAAAAATATAAAGGGATAAAACAAGACCCGATTTTTCTTGCAAAAAGAGTTCAAGCCATTAAAAATGGATGGGCTTTAAAAAAACAAAGACAAATAAATTGTCTTGAAATTATTAACAATTAACCATTACAGGCTTACGGACAATCAAGATTCATCTCCTTCAATTATTTTTCCAAATGTTCCAGACGACTTTTGTCCAACTGGAAACTGGGCTGATATTTTGCAGGTATTTATTGACCAAGTTCTTTCAAATGGAACCATCAATGTTCCGGGCCTTGGCGATGTTACTCCAGAAGAAATTGCTACTATCAACGCAACTCTTGCTGATCTTCAAAACCAAATTGACGCTATTGAAGATAACTTCCTTGTAAGGAAGGGAACAATTACTGGAGTTCCTGTTGGCGACTCTATTCAGACAGTTTCATTTGCAGCATTTGCAACAAATGTATTCTATGCTGGCGTTACTCCATACTGCAATGCTACGATTGGAACAGCAGCTACACCTTTGTTTGCTATCGTTGATGGAAGCAAAACAACAACTGGATTCTCTATCCGAGTTGAAAACAACATTTCGCAGATCACGCAGATAGATTGGGTTGCAATCTATTCTGTATAAACAAAACAACCAACCAAAATAAAAATATGACACCACTAAAAGGAACAGAACCCAAGTTAGTTTCTGGCGGCTCACCAACTCGCGGCATGATCCGTGAAGGTATGGGCAATATGAACCCGCCTAACACTGGCAAGAACCCATACTCCAGTGCGCCTATGCCAAAATCTGGCAAGCCCGTTGGCGGAAAATAATTATCGGTAACGATAATCCCTATGGCTGATACCCTCGAAGAGATGGTAGAGCTTGTGAAGGGTTTCTGCGGAGACTCTGGCACTTGCTCGTACGAGCGCGGAGTCAAAGCTGTAAACCAAGCAAGGCGACTACTCTGGAATAAGCGTGGCTGGAGTAGCATAGAAGAGTATGTCCAAATTTGCTGCGTGAACGATTGCTTCACGCTTCCATCTCGCTATGAGCAAATCAAACTCGCGTGGATTGGAGATCATTCTGCATCTCTTGCAGATGAATGGTTCAATGCGACCAATGCGTTTGCTCTCCACGCCGACCACTCATGCCATAGAGGAATCATTGAAGTAGGTGGACTCCATGTCCTATTCCGAGACTATACTACTCATCCATACCAAATCGGCGTGATGGCAGAGGAAGCTGAAGACATAGGCATAGAGTTGATGTTTGAAGCACAAGACCAATACGACACCTATCATAAAGTCAAGGTCACTACTGCCAATCCACCAACGCTGGCAAAATCCGATCTCCTTGTGAAAGGTATTCGGTCAGTAACCAAGCCAGTAACCAAAGGCAGGATTCGGGTATATGCTTACGATACAGAATTGGAAGCAAAGACTCTGATTGCCATCTACCAACCTAACGATGCTCATCCTACATTCCGTAGGTTCAAAGCACCGAGGACTTGCGAGTGCATTACACTCTACGCATCGAAGAAATACTTCGACCTAACCGATCCAAAGGAACTGGTAGAGTTCATCCCAGATGCAATGATCTATGCGATTCTTGCATTGAACTCGCGTGAGAATCGTAAGGCGCAAGAGTTCTTGAGTAACCTATCATTGGCCGTGCAAGAGCAAGAGAAAGAGATGGAGAATGTAGAGATTCCTACTTGCGCTCCACTTAGAATAGCAAACTATAGTCGGGCAGAAAACTTAATCGGGTCTGATCTATTGTCACCATCACCGAATGATTATTTCCTCTATCGATGACACTGACAATTCCAGATAAGATTGATGCAAGGAACGTAGTTGGGTATGGTGATCCAAACTACGAACTCAACTTGATGGATCTTGAGATTCTGAAGTTACCTCCACGGGAATGTCCGTTGATTCATAGGTTTACTCCGGGTATGTATATTCGGGAAATCTATATGCCAAAGGATACGATTCTCACAACTATGCTGCACCTAACTACGCATCCATTCTTTGTAATGAAAGGCGATGTGACTGTCTGGTATCATGGCATCCCTGCTCAACGCTACAAAACAGGCTACACAGGCATTACAGAAGCAGGAACAAGGCGTTTACTTGCTACCCATAAAGATACAATCTGGACAACCTGCCATGTCACAGACTTGACTGATCCAGACGAAATTATTGACAGCATCACTTCAAGAGACTTTAATCCTCACATCGCCAAGGAAGACCCAAGGGTGCAGAAGTGGCGGCACAACCGAACCGACTTAATCAAATGAGATTCCTTTTACCAGACCCATTAGGCAACGATAAACATTCAATGATGTTTCATACGAGCGGATTCGCTATTGCTGCTGGTGTAGTTGCTGTTGGTGCGGCGGCAGGGTCAGCGGCCATCTCCATGTCGGCGGCAGATCGGGCAAAGAAAGCTCAAGGTGCAGCGGCAGGAGCATTTAAAAAGCAACAGAGAAAAGCAGTTCAACAATACGAACAAGGACAGCAACAAGTCCAAGGAATGATTGAAGGCGTTCAAGCTCCAGAGTATAACCTTGGAGCGATGATCGGTGACGCTGGTCAGATTTCAAATTACTATCGCAAGCAACTTGAACAATTCCAACCCGGAGCAGCGCAACAACGCAAGCAAGCTACTACACAAATCGGGCAAGCGATGGATGTTATCTCGCAATATCTTAAAGGAGAAGTCCCGCAAGATGTCAAAGACCAGATCATGCGTAATGTCGCTGAGAGTGCTGGAGCAGGGTTCAATCCAGCAACGGCAGGACAAGCTGGTGGATTCCAAGCAGCACAAGGACAATTCGCTCGTAACCTTGGACTAACCTCTCTTGATATTCAAAGGCAAGGACTCGCAGCAATCCCAAGTGTCCAAGGCACAGCACAAAACTGGCAGCAATTAGCAAGGGCGTTCACAGCAGAACCACTTGATGTAGGCAGACTACAACTTGGCTATCAAACAGCAGGAGCAGAAGTCGGATTGCAAAAAGCCAAGATGACATCTGATATGTTCTCTAACATCTTCAATGCTCAATCTGGATTGGCTATGCAAATTTACGGAGCAAACAAAGAGAATGCCGCCGCAAGTTACGCCGCACAACAAGCAGTCGGCCAAGGTGTATCTGACATTGGTAAGGCTACTTCTGGCGCATTGATGGGAATGGGTGGTGGTTATGGTCAATTGGCTCAATCCGCTATGTCGGGTGGCGGGGGATACGCTTCGATGGGACAAGCACAGCAAGCCGCACCATACGCAGGAAGCATCAGTCAAGTTTATGGATCGGGATATGTCCCAAGAGCAACAGCCGTGTAAAATATTATGTCTATCGCAGAACTCATAATGCAGGGAACCAATCGCGCATCGGAATCTACCGCATGGGTTGGAGATTCTTTGGCTAAACTTGGTCAGAATGTAGGTGCAGCGTTGGCACAGAGAGAGCAGCAGAAGCAAGCTCAAGAGATGCTGCC